TTGGAGGGTGTCCCCTCCAACTCCCCGACCTCTGGACAAGGTCTATTTTTTTGAAAAAAAATTTAAAAAACTTCATCAAAACCATTGACATTATACAACTTTAGTTGTATAATAGATACATAAGGTTAAGGAGGAAACCTTAGACAAGGAAACTAGTAGAAAGGAAAACAAAATGTTTAAGTTCAAAAAGAAGCCACTCAAAGTAAAAACAAATAAGCTAGTAGTCAAAATAAACTTATTTATAATCAGCTTTGAATGGCACTTAGAAATTGGATAGTGAGAAATCACTATCCACCCCTTCGGGGGTGTACTTAAATTATAACAGGAAAAACAATGAAAGTAAATCTAAAAATTAGAAAAACCACCAAGCGTGAAAAAGTTGAATTTATTATTGGACTTCTTCTACTCCTATTTGTAGTTTGGTATTTTATGAGGTAATATATGTCAGTAGATATTAAAGCTATCCGCTGGCTTTTAGACAACGCCACAGCCTATGCTATCAGCAAAAACTGTGGCGTATCTATTCAGGCAGTAGATAAGTATAAAAACGGTGTATCAGATATTATGAACATGCGTTTAAAACACGCTATCAGCATGACTTCTTACGCCCATGCATTACAAGAAAAACAGTGAGTACCATCACTGTTTTTTCTATTTTAAGCAAACAAAAAAACCGCAAGCTATTGCCTGCGGTCTAGTGTAATAATTTTTTAGTCTTTCTGTTTTATTTTGTCGTAATAAGCCCATCAGGCTCAACTGTAAATTCTGGCTTGTCTGCCATGCTGCCGTCTGGTTTGAGATAGTACCAACCGTTGCCTGATTTGATGAATTGATTTGATTTCATATCGCCATCTTTTTCATCAAGATAGTACCAGGTTTCTCGGTATTTCACCCAGCCTTTAGCCATACGACCGTCTGCCTTGAAATAATACCAGTAATTACCGATGTACATCCAGCCTGTAACCATTGCGCCACGTTTGTCAAGATAGAACCAATCCTTCCCATCGTTGAACCATCGATTGATTAGGCAATAGCCGCGATTATCAAAGTAGAACCATTCATTGTTGACTTTCTTCCAACGGTCTGTCGGATAAGAACCATCCGACTCCTCCCACCACCAGCCAGTTTCATTGCGTTTCCAGCTAGCTTCAGACAGACCACCTTCAATATCTTTTTTGAATTGCTCACGACTGATTCCCCATTTTGCCAGATAAGGATATGGATCCACATGGTCTGAGTGGTTGTTTGGTTGGTTATTCGTGCAATACTCGTGCGTTTTAATTCCAGCTAAACTCCCTGTATCAAGTGTTTTCGGCAAACCTGCTTCGTCCGCAAGATTCCGCAAAAGTTCAATATAGAGCTTGTAGTCACGCATGAACTCTTCTTTACTTCCGTGACTTTCGATCAATTCGACTGCTGCGTAACTCTCAGCATTCCAACCGCCACCAACGTCCCAACTTCCGTTATTTACAGGCCCGACCTGCATCACACGACCATTTCCTACAACGTGAGAGAAGAATCCGAGTTCGGGGTCCTTGCGATAGTGGTAATCCGCTTCATTTTGTGCGGTTGAGTTACGGTTACCTGTTGAGTGCGCATGGACTTGTCGATAAGGTTGTACACCGACCTGAGGTAAGTTAGTTCTTAATCTGCTTGTATCAATATCCATCCTTATTCCCCTTTCCACGCATCATTCATCTGCTTGACCGCAGATTCAATGAACGTTTCTAAGTCCTTATCAGTCATGCTGATGTTGTATTTGGTCAGCTCAGCACGAATTTTAGTGCGTGCTTGCTCCAATTTTTCTTCGCCTTTAAAACCAGTTTCAGAAGCGACCTGCTCCACTGCGTTGACTGCGTTCTTAGCAAGGATTTCAACTATCTTGATGGTCTTTTCACCGCCTTTTTTGACAAGGTATTCTTTAACTGCCTTGACTACAATCCCTAGCAAGATGATTAGGATGCTGATTGCACCGTTTGTGATGATTTCTGTGATTTGATTCATGTTATTTCTCCTTTTCGTCAAATTTATCTTTCTGGTCAATATTTACTAATAATTGACCTAGCTTTCTAGCATTGTCTTTCTTGATTTGGTTGATGTACGGTTTTAAAAACTCAGGGAACGCCCAACCAATCGCTTCCCAATTCTCAAGTACCGAGCCTAGATAGTTAGCAATGAAGAACATCGTCCAGGTAATTCCTAACGGACGAACACCAAGCGAACGAGCATACATCGCAACAAGTAAGATGACTGTGAATACTACGAAATGACGAATCAATCCCATAGTGCCAATCTTACTATCAAATCGCTTGGTTTTAAATGCCTTGACATATCCTGTGATAATATCCAAGATCATGAGCCAAAAAAAGATATGGATGTAAGGACTGGATGAAAGATTCTTCAGATGTTCAATAAGTTCATGTAGTGATAAATCTCGCATACACTCTCCTTTCTAATCAATCTGTGGCATGACCACAGTCAACACGCCTTGTTGTAGCATATCAGAGAGTACTTGCTCCTTGTAGGTATAGCCCTCAGACTGTTGCATCTGAAACTTAAAGATAGTCAGCGTCCCCTTTGGCCATTTTGGATTTGTATCAAATGGATAAGGCATGGCTACGATGTCACCGTTTCCGTAACGTGTACTCTTGATAAGCGGTTTGATGAATGCAGCTACCTTAGAATAAGCATAAGTAGGCATGCCTCCATTTTGAGAGATGCCCAAGGCAACCAAGACTTCAGTGATAGCTGAGACTGTGTCAAGATTTTCCTTATTCTCTACAGTCGCCTGTTCCATCCTGAAAGCCATTTCTTTATTTTGTTTTAGCTGCTCATCTACTTTATTGAATTTCTCATTTTCGGCACGCTGCGGAAAATTCTCTTGGTAAAGAGCCTCAAGTGCCAACTCAAAGAGTTCAGTATTAGACAAGCTGATTTTATCAGCAGGTAACAAGATAGGCACGATAGCACCATCTGCATTGACTAGCGTGACCTTGGTTGCTGATGCAACACCACTTGCATCAAATTCTTGTGATTTTGAACCATATTCTAGTTTCATATTTCCTCCTTTTAATTTAATTATCTTTGAAATGCTAGGGATTTTTTACGGTTGTTAAATTTTGAATGAAACGTTATCAAAGTTGAGCCATGTAGCATCAACGTTCTTTCTTACAACTATTTCTCCCGACGTTAAAATGCATAAAAACGCGACTGTAAAATCGTCGTTAAGTGCAAAAACATAAGTTCGGTGTAACGGTCTAAATCCTACTGGTAATTGAGCTATAACCGTTCCGTAAGTTGTCTTTCCTTTTGTTCCGACTCCACGTAAATACACAACGCCGTCAAAAGTTTTGGAATATTGTACATTGTTATAATCCTGATGATGTTGCCATCCATTTTGCAAAGATAAGTCCCTCCAAGGCGTGGGCTCGCTTTCTGATTTTAATAATGCTACATAGTCAGAGTTATTAGTGGATTTTGATTGTTGCACTACATAGCGCCACGGCCTCCAAACGTTATCATGTCCCAGCTCTCTGACTGCCATATATCCGTTTGAGGTTGTAAATCGTTGAATGGTCTCATTAGTCGTAGGGTTAGGCCTGAATACTTCCAACATCCCCCACGCCCCGTTAAATGGATTGTTAGGAGATGAACCCTCCAACCACCAAAATCCAGTGTTTTTCATGGTATTAAAGTCTTGCCTTACAAGTTTACCAAAGCCTCTATTATCAGTTAGCTGATATTGTTGAATAGGGGCATTATTAGCGAAAATATCGCCCTTGACATCCAAAGCGCCTTGCTCTCTGATTTTGTTAACGCCCACCCCTGACCTGTCATAAGATAAGACCACGCTTTCTGTGGCTACATTGACCATAAACTCAGACCGTGTGAATTTATCCTCTAGCGTGCCAATCACAACCCAGGACTGATTTGCTAGATAATTACCAGCAAGATTAGCCTGTGAATTGACTAGACTTGAGATACTTGTCCAGGATCCAGTAGCTGGTCCATTATCAACTGTGTAAGAGTTAGTCCCTAGTCGAGCAACCTTGAATGTCAATCTCATTGAGTTTTTTTGACTTCCTGAGACAGTCAAGGGCGCTATCTTAGCATTTCGTGTAACTGTCAGAGTGCTAGAGGTTGAGCCTGTTCTAGCTATGCTAAAACTCAATGCTGGAGCAAAGTACTCAAGCACAGTCACGGATACCTCTCTAGTATCAGACCAACGCCCACGGCTATCAGAGACGCTTGCTCTGATTTTGATGGTGCCGTGGTAGTTCATAATGCTAAGACTGCCACCGTTTGAGCTTGTGGATTGGTTCTTGCCGACAATTTCAGCATAGTATCCAGTGATAGACGAGCCGTAAGAACCAGCTGCACCATTAAAGGCTACCTTGATGTTAGAGATTATCTGGATGAATGTGTTACCGCTTGGGATAAGGTTCTGTGCAGCAGAGTTCAAATCTGACAATGTGATACCTGAAAATGTAGGCTTGAGATTAGCTGGCACGCTTGCCGTGAATGTGGCTGACTGTGTGCCTGTCTTGGTAGAGCCTGAATAGGTATCTACATAGATTGTCCCTGTTCCGCTTGCTGAGTTCGGGATGTCGTTTGCAAAGTCAAGAGGGATCATCCACGTTGTGGATGTGTCTACATTCGTCGCAATCGTTCCTGACTTGCCTGCCCATGAATATCGCACTGTATGCTTAAAACTGGAGCTTTGGCGGTTAATGTTGATAGTGACCGCACTGCCAATGACCCCAGCGCTCACGCTTACAGAGCTTGAACGTGGGATAGCAGTCAGACTGAGATTTCCTGAAACTGTGATAGTCCCATGCAGTCCATTATTCGGATTGAACGTGCATGAGAAAGGCAGTATCTTCCGACCATCTGAGTTATGTGAGATTGTGCTTGAACCACTAGCGAGAGTGACCTCGCCGTCCCAGACTTCCCAAACTGGATTGCTAGAGTGCACATTTTGGCCGTCTAAAGTTAGAGACAACGTGCTGTCTCCCTGTTTATTGAATGTGTGATAGTACGTATAGCGACTAACTGTCAACTGCCAGTTTATGGTTGAGGTGTTAGCTGAAATGTCTGTTGAAACTTCATCAATATACACATTCAAATATAAGCTGTTACTTGAATTACTAAATCTAGGCATTTTGCTCCTTTCTATCCTACATAACGAATGACATTCATGTCAGGGTTAATGTGATACTGCTCTTCCCTAAATCGTCCAATTTGGATAGTTTTAGAGAAAATCCCGTTCTCGATGTGGATTACACCTTGAGAGATATACATAACCTCTACACCAGCGCTAAACATTGAGATACGGCCGTTAGGATTGAACATCATGCTAGAGCTACCGTCATTCTTACCAATCACAAGCCCCTCATTTGAGGAACTCATATAGGTATCGATGAAATTCCAACGGTCAGACAATTCTCCCAAATCTTTGGCAATGTTTGAAACACGCTGACTAGCTGCAATCAAATCTTTCTCAGCTTGCGCCCTTGCTGTCTCGTTGGCCTTGACAAAGTCCTTGTAAGCCTTAATCCAGTTATCTAAGTCATCAGCGCTAGCCTTGGCCTCAAGCTCAGCCTGGATAATTCCAGCTTTCTCATTTAGCGCATTGATTTGTTCCTGAGTTAACCCTTGGTCAGCTTTAGAGTCTATATCCCTCTGAACATCTTCGGGAGCTTCTGAAAAGTCTGTAGAGACTGTTCCTACCTCTACTTTTGGAAAGGCAATCCAAACAGTCGCAGCGGTGAATACATGCATGATTACTTCATTACTTGCATTTGAATTCTCGCTTTTTGTTAACTGAATATCATAGAATTTCCAATCGGTGGTCAACGAGACACCTTCAATGGTGTTCCGATATCCTGCTCTAGCTTGAAAATTCGTGTTATTGACAGTAGACTTTGCCCAAAAACTGAAACGCACAGATTTATTACGCATTTCATCTGCTGTATTCAAGCGCATATCTCCGCCAGTTCTAAAAGTAACTTTCTGATTGTTCGGCTTCCCGTTGAACGTCGATACAATTTTAAGGGTGTTAGCTCCTTTGAATTTCTCATTTGTATCGATACTCAAAGCAAGTTGTCCCTGTGTTTGATCCCGCCCGTCAGATAAAAGGTAAGTTGAGTATCGCTCTCTTAGACTACGTTTGAATAGTGAATTAAGAAAGAGATTCCTTCCACCAACCTCAACTTTAGCCCAACGATCAGCCCATTTGTACTTGGTTTTATCTGAGCTGTCAGGTTTCTCATAATCTGAATAATGACCAAAATAACGCTGTCCGTTATCTGTCATTGTCAAACCAGAACCATCTGCATTGTCAGAATACGCAAAGTGAATATAAGGCGTTCTTCCATCTACTCCAGCTTTACCTGGTAGTCCATCAGCACCATCACGGCCTTTCCATCTTGTCCAGCGATAGTCAGCAGGGTTTCTGCTATCTGTTGGATTAAAGTCAATGTACACCCCAACAAAGGCTTTGTCAGTGTTTGTTTGACTGAATCCACTACCTGTTGCGTTATCAGCATAGGCCATGTGAGTATATTTTGTACGGCCGTCTGCCCCCTTAGGTCCAGGAATACCTTGGTCACCTTT